CTAGTCACTATCCTCCTCAGTGTTGCGCGCATATAGGGCGCTGTAATTGGTGATTTCCCGGAGTGCGTTGACGGTCTCCCGGACTTTGCGCACGGGCATGTACACCAGCCCTACCAGTACCGCATGATCCGTGATTGCTGTCATGCTGTTACCCCGGCCGCTTTGGCCAATCTATCAATCTCCTCTTTGGCATCGTAAAACTGATCGTCGGTGATACGATCATGCCGGGCCGCGCTCACAGAGATAAAGATAGCGTCGTCAATCCAGCGCTCTACCGAGCCGTACTCTGTCATCTCTCTATCCTCCATGCCTCAACTATACTCTCACTAACGGTTAGTGTCAAGGATATTAATACGATATGTAGCAAAATGGCAATAAATATAGGGTAACACATGTATAGTGGTTGACAACCCGTGGATCGCGTGATACATTATCAATATGGCAACTGGGGGGATTGCTATATGAATTTGACGGCGGCAATGGTCCCCGGTCGCAAGCATGGCCGCCCATGCACGATCTGTATCAACATGGATCGCGAAGGGATTGATAAATGGTTAGTCGAGGGGCGCAGCTACGCCGACCTACATCGCACCTACCCTGATATATCAGTTGCCACTTTCGCCCGCCACCACCGTAACGGCCATATCCAAGCCGCTATCTCTAGACGAGTAGAGCACCACTCCGACCTAACTATGGACTCTGTACTAGCAAGAGTCCGTAAGTCTATAGATAGAGCAGAGGATCGCATAACTAAGGGTAGAGAGATAATAGATACAGCTACCGGCAGCAAACTAGAGGCTCAGGGGATAGCCGATCAATACTATGCTCAAGCTGAGAGAGTGTTAATTGAGGGTTGTAAACTGTTAACAAGTGTAATAGTTGACAGTACTAAACTCAAGCTAGAGCAAGACAAGCTACAAGCTGCCAAGCAAGGCCAGGGGCAAGATACTAGGGCTAGGATGGCAGATTACATGCGCAAGTACCATAGCATAGAGTGCGAGCTATGCCACGAGAGCCTAGAGCGATATTTGGAGGAAGTGGGAACATGAGTACGCTGGACACAATAGGGCATGATATGAGGTATGCGGGGTGCAATCCTGTGCTAGTTGCTGATATTGAGCATGTGCTGGAGCATGTATCTAATAGTAGACAACGTACATTCTTACTGATGACGCATGGCTACAGCGAGAGTGAGATAGGGCGAGCTCTAGGTAAGAGCCAGCCTACTATATCACGCTATGTATATAGCCTACGCACTAGCATGGCTAGTCTGTTAGACCCATCCTATGCATAGTGGTTACAGCATGGTTGTAGTAGCAACGGGCTACCAAGGCATAATACACTATATCTAACGGCAATACGTGTTAACTGTTAATTGCTAGCAACATTTCCATGGGGGGGCTAGGGGGGTTCGGCCGCCAGTGCCCGCGCGTATTAAGATCGGCTATCTCTCAAATTTCTAGAATTCATGGTGAAAAGCTATTTATTTCTTCTAGGGCCATACAGTAATCGAGCCACCATTCGTGATCATGGTACAGATCTATTTTACCTGGTAAAGCATATCTTATTATTTTTACGAAGGATAGCCCATCTAGGATAATTGATACTCTTGCTATAATGAGTTTGTCATCACAATACAGTAACTCTCTCATTGTGGTTGATCTATGATTACCTGGACGATATCTGAGAATCGGACTATATCAGGCAATTCCCAAGTATCTAGTCCTACATACTTGAAATGATCTCGCATAGTGATGAATGGTCTTTTACACTTAGGATTTTCTAATCTTACAGTAAAATAGCCCTTACCGTTGTGGTAGGTGGGTTTTATGGTACCATCTACTAGTTTCTGAGTTATCCAGTCAAATGCGGGGGCGCCATACTTTTTCTTAATTTGGTTTAGGGTCATTTTTTCACCAAGGCGGCGCGCAGTTCTGATATCTTAGTTGAAAGATAAGGTTTTATACGGAGTCCAGGATTGTCTCTAAGTTCCTGAGCTATCTCAAGAATTTTTGACTTGGTGAAGTAATCATAACCAGATACTTGGTAGCTAGTGAGCGTCATTTGGATCGAAACCCTCCGGCTTCTGGTTCAACTCTATATATACCGGCTGCCCCAAATGTTTGAAACCCTCCTGCTTCTTGGGTGAGTGACATGCACATCCGCAGGGAGCACCATTGATAATTTTCCAGTAATATGATCGGCACGGACAGCAATACTTCTTCTCTGTCTCGTCACCAGGGATACCATCCTGTATCGGTTCTGTACTCCACATACGCTTACGCTTTCCATCGTAGTCAATGACTTCATACCAGTATATGGGAGGCTTCTTCCTCCCATCACCGTTACAGTAAAGACAGACGGTGGCCCAGTTCCTTATTCCCGCACCATCGCAGTAATGGCATTCCAGCTTCTTCTCCCCGCGTGCCTTAAGTATGCCAATGGCATCATTCAGAGCACCTCGCCCACTCTCATATATATCTTCCAACATTTTTATGATCTCCTCACGTTCCTTGGTAACAGCCTTCTTTATCTCATCGGCAATAAGATACGTAGGTCCGGTTGAAATCATTCCTTATCGTACCATATCTGCCCCATTTGTCAAGTGAATAGAATCCTTTTCAATCTGATATACTAGTTATAGATGATACCAATGTCGCATCTCCTACATCCGTCTTTGTGGGTTAAGGAGCAGACAGGTATAAGACTTGATCTTTGGCAACAGGAAGCCCTGGATTGCCCTACACAATACCAGGCGTGGTGTTGTTCTAGGCAGACAGGAAAGAGTACCACGGCGGCAGAAAGAACAGCGTGGCAAGTAATGACCAGAAATGACCAGTTGGTACTTCTGTTCAGTAACTCTCTTAGGCAGTCTCAAGAATTGTTCAGGAAAGTTCTGAAGGTTTACAAGGAGGTTGAGGAGGGTCCGAAGAGAACGGATGACAACTCCTACTCTTTGACTCTGGATAACGGAAGTCGAGTTCTGAGTCTTCCGGGAAGTGAGGAGTCAATCCTAGGATTCACCCCGAACCTTGTGATTATAGATGAGGCGGCGGTGGTAAGTGAAAAGTTTTTCAAAGCCGTCAATCCAATGTTGGCGGTATCTCATGGGTCTTTGATATTAGCTAGTACTCCTCGCGGAAAGAGGGGGTTCTTTTGGGATGTCTGGAAGAACAAGGATGAACCAGGAAGCCAATGGAAAACCTTCTCGGTAGTGGCTGAGCAATGTCCTAGGATTGAGGCGAAGTTCCTTGAACAGCAATTGAATCTTCTCGGGCCAGACTGGTTCGAGCAAGAGTATCATTGCAAGTTCCTGGAAGTTTCGGGAACTCTCTTCTCTGACGATATGATCTCAGCCATCTTCACGGATGACGGATTTGTAATCGACCCGGGAGCCTTTGGAATGAATCTTCTGGAAGAAGGCTATGGTTGGCAGGCGGCATTTGAAGCGGGGGTTGCCTCTGAGTTGAGAAGGATAGCAAATGCAACCTCATGAGGCAGTTTTTTTTGGACTGGATATTGGAAGAGCGCAAGATTTCTCCGCTCTCTCTATCGTAGCCCGCAAATGGTTTACGCCTCATGCTGAAGACCTGGACCCGACGAAGTTTATCTCTCGCTATTATGTGATGTACATGAGGCGATTTGAGTTGAATACGCCTTATGAGATTGTGGAGAACGAAGTTGCAAGACTTTGGAAAATGCCGGAGTTGATGGGGTCTCGGAATTGGGCACTGGGAGACATGACGGGAGTGGGGGCTCCGGTCATGGAATCAATCCGGAAGAAACACGTCCCCATGATCGGTATCGTTATTACAGGAGGTGAGACAGTAAGCCAACCCGAACCCAACGAGTACCACGTACCCAAGGAGGCCTTGGTAACTCAATTGGTTAAACTGGCACAGACTGGAAAACTTAAAGTAATGAAAGGGGTCAAATATCAACAGGAATTCCGTGAGGAATTGGGAGCATTTGGATACAAGATCAATAAGACATCATCGACCGTTTCTTATGAGAGTATCGAAAATGCAGTCCATGATGACTTGGTGATCTCGGTGGCTTTGGCTACTTGGTTTGCTGAAAGTCACGCTCCCTCCGCGTTGCGGGGTGAGCAACAGAGTTATCACTCTGAGGACTATAAGTCCTACGATCCTTATTCGAGGAGCAATTAAGGTAATGGCTAAAGATAGACGCTACTACTACGAATGCGTTGTTACTTGTCAGATGGGATATATGGCGCCATCGGCGCGAAGGGAAGAGTGGCCGGAGGACGGAGTTCCTCCTATGGTCCTTCATGAAAGGTCTTTCTATCCCGCCGGATTAGGAAAGAAACGGCCTGATTATCTGTGTACTTCTTCCCCCATTGCCAAGAGATATACCGAGGCCCAGCCAAGGAAGTTCTTCAAAAAGGACTTGAGAACGAATGAGATGAGGGAAATCAATACTCCCACCACGGTGAAATTCGTTCTTCTGGACCCCGATGAAATCGGAGATTATGTCAGGGACAAAGCCAGGTTCATGACTCTACGAGAATGCGATCTTGCCGTTTCTGACAAAGTCCCCATGGAGGTATAATGGAATTCATCATTCATGGGAAAGAACAGATAGGCGGAACCTACAGACGATATTCTATGGATAATCCAGAGTTCCGAAAGTCTTACAATGAGACCATGGAACGTGTGGCAAAAATGGATCCTAGGAAACTCGCTCCCGAAAGACGCCTTATGATCAAAGCCATGAGATTTCAAGGGAAACTTCCCAAATTGGTGGCACATTCCGCCGCAATCCGAGCAGCGATGACGAAGGAGATCAATTCTTGACCGAGGCACCCGCTGTTATTCGATCTACAGACAAATATGCCTCAGATAAACTTTCTGCGTTCCATACCATGAAGGCTGTTAGAGAACCATATGAAGTGGTATGGGAAGATATTGGTCAAAATGTAGTCCCCAACAGAACCGTGTTCAATACAGTCAACCCCAAAAAGGGACAGAGAAACGATCTTGAGATTTACGATGGTACTCCTGTTGCTGCGTTGAATCTCTACGCATCCGGTTCGCAAGGGTATCTCCTGTCTTCCAGTTACAAATGGTTCAGCCTAAGAATCCCGAATGAAAGGTTGATGGATAACCGCGAAGTGCGGATATGGCTGAGTATCGTCGAGCAAGTTCTTTACGGACTCATTCAGCGCAGCAACTTTTATAAAGAAATGTATATGCTCTTCAAAGACGGTGGGGGGCTTGGAACTGCAACTATCTATACATATTTCGATCCTAGTTCTAGAAAGGCATGGTTCAATACCATTCATCCTAGAGAAGTTTATATAGCCGAGGATGACAATGGAGAAGTCAATATCGTAGATCGGAACTTCATGATGACTTCCCGTAGAATGCTTGAACGATTCAAAAATGATTCACTCGATAAAGAGATTCGCGATGAAGCCGAAGACCCGGATGAGTTCCAGACCGAACATGAAGTCGTACATGTCGTAGAACAGAGATTGGATTGGAACCCGAAGAAACAAGACAATAAGGAAATGAAATTCGCGTCTTGTTATATAGACGTGGAACACGAATCCACGATCCGCGAAAGTGGATATCCGGTGAATCCTTACGGTGTCTGGAGAGTGGAGAAATCAAGTGATGAAATCTACGGGAGAGGTCCGGGTTGGACGGCCTTGGCGGATATCAAAGCTCTATACCAATATGCTAAAACTGATATTCATGCCGCTCAACTGGAAGTTGATCCCGTACTCGATATACCTGCTGAGAGACTTAATGACATCAAATATGTCCCCGGAGGAAGAAATGCATATGAAGATATCAACCGGACAGTCAAAAGAATAAACCCTCCTCTTAATCTTCGCGCTGGATTAGATAGAGAGGAGCGCAAACAAGAACTAATAGAAAAACACTTCCTTGTTGATTTCTTCATGATGATGTCCAAGGCGCAAAGGGAAATGACGGCTACTGAAATCAGACAGAGGATGGAAGAGAAAGCCGTCATGCTAGGCCCTCATATCTCCGGTCTCAATCAGGATGTTCTTGACCGGATGATGGATTGTCTTTTCCAGTCCGCATGGGATGCCAGGATGATCCCCGAACCGCCCATGGTTCTACAAGGAGGAGGCCGTGTCGAGGTTGACTACCAAGGCCCTCTGGCGCAAGCGAGTCGTTCTTTCTTTAAGACGGAGCCGTATCGAGCCGTCATGCGTGACATTACCGGAATGGTACAGGCTATCGCACCTGTCGCTCCCGCCGTGGCCTCGGGAATGCTTGATAACTACAATTGGGATTTCATTACACGTGAAATGAGCAAGGGTGACGGTCTTCCTGAAGAGGCCATAATGGATGAAAAGGTCAGGGATAAAATTCGCCAGCAACGGGCCAAACAAGTTGCCGCCTCACAACAGGCGGACCAGATGGTCAAAATGGGAAAAGCCGTTCCGGGTCTCAATCAGCAGGTAGAGGAGGGAAGTGTACTTGAGCAAGTTTCTAGATAAACTCCTACGCAAGGATAGTAGACTTGACCTTACTATCCTTGCTTATAGACATACATTCTTGCGGGATGAAAATACCCGGAGAGTTTTCGTATGGCTATTGGAGAGATGCGGAATGTTCAAACGTATTGAAACAGATGAACAACGAGTACTCCATAACTGGGGTATCGAGTTGCTTGAGAATATGGGTTTGATACAGGGATTGAACTATGACCGGCTCGTTGAGTCGATGCAGAGATTCACAATCCCGAATGAAGCAATAGACCCTACGGGGTCGGAAGGTGGGGAAAATGGCTGAAGTCGATCAGGGCGGAAAGAGTCTCGCTGCCGAAGCATCGGGTAACGGTGAGGCTTCCGCGACTGGCAATCAATCTTCAACCCAGGACCTAGTGTTGAAGCTCGAAGGTTTTGAGGAGAAGGATCGAAGCAGGCTCGCCAAGTTCAAAACTGGGAACGATCTTGCCAAATCGTATCTGTCACTCGAAACGAAATTAGGAGCTACCATAACACTTCCCGGCAAGGATGCCACGGATGAGGACAAGGCGGCATTCTACGAAAGGCTTGGCCGTCCCAAGTCAAAGGACGGATATGTACTGGATACCCTATTTCTGGCAGACGGAGTTACAAAGGACACGGAAACCGAGAATCGTATCCGCGAAATGGCGTTTGATCTTGGACTCAATCCAGACAACGCCAAGAGACTTCACAAGACTTTCATCGATCTAGCAAATCGTGGTTCTGCCATGGTTTCCGAGATGAAAGAGAAGGCGCGTGAAAACTTGAGAAAAGAATGGAGCGGGGAATACGATAAGAACATGGCTATGATCGGTTCCGTTCTTCGTAAATTCGGAGATGCACAGACCATCCAGTATATGAACGCTGGCCCAGGAAATGATCCAGTGATGTTGAAACTTCTGGCAAAATTCGGCAAAACTATAAGTCCGGATACGCTAGAAACGGGTACTCATGTTTCTGAAGCCCAAGAAGATGATGGAAGTAAGGACTTCCCGAACTCTCCTCAGATGACAGGAGCAAACAGGACCCGACGCATTCAGTAGGACCAGATAGCCGACAATCTTAAAGACCGGCGAAGTTGAAAATCCTTTGGTCGATGGGCCAAGGAGAACAGCATGGCAAGTACTTCAGTAAATAAGCTTGGCATCGTTGAGGTTTGCAAAAGAACCAATAACGGCCAAATCCTCCGTCCCGCCGAGGTGTTGTCGAAGTTCGACGATGTTATTGCGGACACGATTTGGATACCGGCTAACCAGTTGGCATCCCATGTCCACAACCGCCGGATTTCACTTCCCGCCGGTACTTGGAGGAAACAGAACTACGGCGTCGCACCTGAAATGTCTCAGACCAAACAGATCGTCGAGAACATCGGCCGGCTGGAAAGCTGGGCTCAGATCGATGAGGCTACTCTGAGCATTCTTTTGGGCGACAAAGTAGCCTTCAGACAGACCGAGAATGATGCATTCATAATGGGTCTCGGGCAGACGTTCATTGCCGCACTCATAGGAGGGGATACTCTGGCCGACCCTGAGAAGTTCGACGGATGGAGAATCCGACTGAATGCTCTTTCGGCCGCAACAACTTATCCTCCGAAAGTCCTTGGAGTTGGAGGGTCTGGTGGAGATACCACGAGTGTATTCTTCGTCCAGTGGGGCGAGAATGAATGTCATATGATCTATCAACCAGATAACGGACCAGGAGGCAATGCCCCGATCAAGGCGGAAGATAAGGGACTGGAAACAGTCGTTGACTCTTCCGGGTACTTGTATAGCGCGTTCCGGAGCAAGTACGTACTTACGGCCGGATTCGCCGTACACGACGACAGGTGTCTGACCCGTCTTGCAAATATGGAAGTAACGGCAAGCGGTGTGAACATCTTCGAACCTGATTACGCGATTGCACTCTTGAACGGTATGATGAATCGCGGAGCGGGGGCTTACATGTACGCGCACACATCCGTGCTCACTCAGATGGACATCATGGCCATGGACAAGGTTAATGTGATGTATACCCTGGCCGATCTCTGGGGCGAACCCGTAACCTACTTCAACCGCAAGGTTCCCGTAAGACAACTTGATTCCATCGGGATTGCCGAAGTGGTTGTGGCGTAAGGAAGGAGGTTAATATGCAACTGGATTATAACACTCAGTACGCGGATGGCGCTCTTGCCATCGCAATTGCATCGGGTGGAAGCGCCGATTCAACGATCCTCGATCACATGGTCGCGGCTTGGAACGGAGGTGCCGGTACTCCGGTATGGGTAATAGCACAGATCGGAACGGCTTTCGCGGGAAGTGCATCGAACTCGTTCTATTGTACCTGGAGTTCTTCCACGGCTTCGGGGGGTACTTACATAGTACACATGACCAGTAGAACGTTCTCAATCGCAGAACTGACGAAGGGAGCTTATCTGATGGCGCAGCCGATCCCGGCCGGGGCTACGATCAATAGGTTCACCAAGATGACTTTCTACAACGTCTTGACTTGTCCGTCGATGACGGCGGGTGTATACGATGCATACCTTTCCTACTGTGCGCCGAGGTACTAAGAAAATGGGAATGGGGCCGAAAGGCCCCTTCCCGATAGTACATAAGTACCCGAAGGGGGGTTGCCATGGATAGCGAACCGAGACTCGGCCGGTATGGAAGTATCTGGTGCAAGGATACTCTTGTTCATGAGGCCTCTTCACTTGGAAACTTTTTCTTTTGCGCCTTTTCTTTTGGAGAGACTACGGTATTTAAATCCCTAGGTCTTGGCGCGGTAGCGTGTCCAGGATCGGTAGCAAGTGGAATAAAAACCGTCTTTGCCAGCGCTAGTAGCACATTGGCATCTATGACCTTTGCGGCAGGACAGACAATTTACGGCATGTGGACATCCTTCACCCTGGCAAGCGGCAGTTGCATTGCCTATAAGGAATCGTCTGCGAATATCGCAACGGGTTAAAGGAGACATCAATGAAACAGACTTTTACCAGTTCACACACTCTGTGGACTACAACCAAAACCTGGCTTTCTACCGCAAGAAGCGCGACGTGTTTTACTACTTGTCAGAAGGCACAACTTGAAGCGATCTATAGGGGTTCAGCCGGGTCTCTTCTTTCTCCTATAAACGGGTTTTCCAGTGGTAGTTGGATATCGACGGCAGATAGAAACTATCTGATAAATATCTGGACTCAGATGTTGACTGAATATAGCGGTTAAGGAGGCCCAGCGTGGCCAGTACTTCGCTGGATATCGCCAATGCCGCCCTAGGCCGACTAGGCCAACCCGCAATCACTACTCTTACCGATTCGACTCGGGATGCGGTAGTATGTAATGCATATTACTCGATCAACCGAGACATTTGTCAGTCAATGTTGAATTGGGTTGTCCTTACTCATAAGGTCGCATTGGAAAGATCGGCAAAGGTCGCTATTACCGGTATCACTCAAACCACTCCTCCGGTTATCACTTGTTCAGGACACATTTACGTCGCGGGAGACTTGGTAACGATTGAAGATGTTGTGGGAATGACCCAGCTTAACAATGGTATGTTCACCGTGCAAGCCGTATCAGGATCGGCTACAATTACCATCTATGACCTTAAAGGTTCTGCGATACCGGGTCTTGGATACTCCGGATATTCTTCCGGTGGATATGTGTATAGAAGTCCAGGCAATGATTGGAATTTTATATACGATATTCCCAGTGATTGCATAAGACCAATTTCTGTCATAGATGAGGCATGGGGAGAAAATGATTCTTATAGTTGGAAGAAAGAAAAAACCTGGGTATATACCAATGTAAGTTATGCCGCATTGAAATATCTCAGGAAGGTCACAACGGTAACCCAATGGAATGATGAACTTGTTGAATTGATGGCTGCCCGGTTGGCGTGGCTTATTGCTCCGAGAATAACACAAGACACATCCATCCATCAATCACTTTTAACGGAATGGCAGATGGCGTACACAAGAGCCAAAATAAGCAATTCTGCCGACCAAAGACAAGTCCAACCTCCATCGACTCTGTGGACGAGTATTAGATGAGAGCGCGACCTATTCCTAGGAACTTCTCAAGTGGGGAACTCGCTCCCTGGCTTGACGGACTTCCTGGAGACCTTACACAGCACGGACTTCTCACGTGCGAAAACTTCATTGTCAAGAAGCAAGGAGCTATCCAAAGGCGACCGGGAAGTTTCTATGTAGCCGAGGTGAAGAATAGCGCCAGTCAGACACTCCTTGTCCAGTGTGAGATAGATTCATCGAACATCTATGTCATCGAAATGGGGAATCTCTATTGTCGGTTCTATAAGAACCATGTTCAAGTTTCTCTAGCGGCGGCGGTCTATGAATTGGCAACTCCTTATTCAACAGGAGATTTAACCGATCTTCGATGGACCTATATTCCCAACGAAAAGGCGCTTTATTTTACTTGCTTCAACGGTCAACATCCAATAAGAAAGCTCAAGTGGACTTCTGACAATAGTTGGGCTATGAATATAGTTCCCATAACGGCAACAGAAAAAGTCATTAGTCAAATTACGGATGGAAGAAACATATTTACCTATGATTTTATAAAATGGGAAAAAGGTGGTGTTCCTTCCCTTCAATCGTTCACTCGCATAAAAAGAGGGAAGAACAACTGGATAACCTGTTCCTATAACAACGCTAAAGTATTTGTATCAACGGACGGAATATCTTGGTTGGACGTAACTCCCGTCGGATGTCCTACCTCTATATTCGCACTTGAGATAAATAAATATGGAATAGGCGTTCTGGCAGGAACGGGGGATAAGGTATTTTATACTCTGGATGATGGTCTATCGTGGATTCAATCTGGAGCGACGGGTTATTCTAACACATATTGGTGTGTCGCATATGATGAACTTATAGAAAGATGGAGAGTGGACGGACAGGGCGCCGGGGCTGGATCGATCAATGCAATACCCGCCAGTTGGACGGGGACCGGTGGAGCCTCCGGGCCGGATGTACGAGAAATAATAGGATATAACGGTTTTTGGGTGGGGGCAGGCCAGGCGGGAAGTGCCGCATCCGGATCGATATATACAGCCGGAAGTACGTGCGCCCCATGGAGTCTTGTTCTTTCCGTTGCCGGGGATTGTTTTAAGACATTAGCCAGAGGAACGCCGGGAGGGATTCCTATATGGGTAGCAATAACAGTTACCAACGGCTGGGTATATACTAGTGCATCCGGTACAATCTGGACTAGAATCGCAACACTTGGTTCCTATGGGACCGATCTTATTTGGTATAAGAATAGATTCATAGGATGGAATAAAAATGTCCTATGGACAAGTGACACCGGAACTTCCTGGACTTCTACGGTAGTGAGTGTAGCGCCGGCAATTACTGATATCTGTCAAACGGCATATAATTACAGGGATGAGGATGAATGGTTTGACCAGTCTTCCCATTATCCTAGATATCTGACTTATCATGAAGGCCGACTCATGGTAGGTCCTACTCTTGAGAAACCTTCTACCCTTTGGGGAAGCATGACCAAGATTTTTAATAATTTCTATATTGGCCAGTATTCAGATCAGGCTTTTTCCTATGATCTTGTATCGGGCAGAAATGTAGCAATCCAATGGATGGTGGGAGGAACCGAGTTAGCTATAGGAACTCGAACTGCCGAGGGGGTTTTAAGAGGAAGTGAAGAAGAAGGGATTACTCCTCAGACCGCAAGAATGCAATGGCAATCGTCTTTCGGGTCTGACAATATCCAACCCATTCGTATTCATGATACTATTATTTTCACACAACGGGGTGGAGAAATTGTAAGAGGATATGTACCTGGCGCGGGACAAGAAGCTTGGAAATCTCCCGACCTTACCGCTTTTGCAGACCATATTGCAAAGGGTGGAATAACTAGTATGGATCATCAGGATGATCCTCAGACCATCGCACATTTCGTCAGAACAGATGGACAGTCACCGGGACTTACTTTCGAGGGAACAACTAGAGCTTGGTGGCGAACAAAAATGGGTGCAACCCTAGCGGGAGCAGGTATAATCGAAAGCATTGCAGTAATTCCCACTTCCGGCGCAGAAGATGAAATATGGGCCATAGTGAAATGGACAGTCGGCGCGGCAGTCAAACGATACATCATTTATTTCGATACCATGGCAATAACAAGCAAGGAAGCCTATCATGGATTGGATTGCGGATACTATAATTCCGCAGCCGGCTCGGCTACGGTTTATTCTGCCTCCGTTCCACAACTTGCCGGGGAAACTGTATGGGCCAAAATTAATGGTAGTACGATAGAAAAGGGTTTGGTCGTTGGAGTTGGAGGAACCCTTACAATCTCTGCTATAAATGCAACCAAAGTCCACATTGGACTTCCTTTTACTTCTTGGGCGCAGACTATGAGGATTGATCAAAACTCTGCTTGGGGATCGGGATTGGGACTTTCTAAGAGAACGGGAAATCTCAATGTATGGGTCCATGAAACAATTGGAGGGGAATTCGGACCAACAACTTCTGTTACTGAGCCGGTGGCATATCTGTCCACAACCGATCTTACTACCGATTGTCTTTCTATTAATTATCCGGGCCAATGGGACAGAGATGGTTATATCTGGTGTATTCAGAAAGACCCGTTGCCCATGACCGTTATAGCAATTGCTCCTGATATGGAAATGGGAGACCGGTAATGTTTTGGCTTTCTTTGATTGGACTTGGCATAACCGTAGCCGGAGGTATCTTTGCGGCTATAGGACAGGCACAACAGAACAAGGCGGATCAAGCAGCGATTCATGAACAGCAAAAAGTCTATGATGCCCAACAGGCAGCTCTAAAGGCGCAACTCGAATACATCAATAACCAAAAGCAATCGGCGGAAGAACTCGCACAGATCAACGTAGACCAGATTCGACAGACCGCTGCCTATTCTGGACTGCAAGTATCCGAGGCTGGGGCAAAAGCAAAGGGGTCTTCTGTAGCTACTGCCGCGGTTGGAAATGTCAGTGGGCAATCGGTTTTAAGACAGACACAAGATATACAGATGAAGGTCGATAGACAGACAGGAGTTCTGAGTTCTCAGGCTAACGCGGATATAAAAACACAGAACATCCAATTGAAGAGTACGCTAGAGGGACTCGATGTAAGTTCACTTGAGACACAAGCAAGTCTTCTACAATCGGAGGTAACTCAAACAAACTCTCTGGCTGATGCGGAGTTTCTACAGAAATACGGCTGGCTTAGTGTTGTAGCAACGGCGCTAGGTGCGGGAGCAGCGGCAACAAATCAGGCTTCTAGCGCCGATTGGTCTATGCCGGAGGTAACTTCATTGGCCACGGAAAACTATAACTATGATTGGAAAAACTATCAATATGATTATAGACAATGGGGAGATTTCTGATGCCCGATATACCAGCCATTGCACCCTCGAAAAATCTGATGCTTCTCGGCGAAGGGCTTATGAAAGTTGGGGCGGCCATAAGCAATATCTACGGTGCCCAAAAGGCATATCTCGATGCTGAAATATTCTCAGAAGTTACACAAGCTAAAAACTATGCAAACGAGCAGACTCAATTATTCAACAATGATATTTATAACAACCCAAATCCGGACGAGTATCTTCCCAAGTGGACCGAGAAAACGACCGAAATACAAGATGGCGTAGCGCCATTTCTTAAACATCCGGAGGCCAGGAAATTATTCGATGAGTATTGGGTCACAAAGAATAATGGCCAATTGAAAGGCGTTTCCGATCTTGCCCTAGACAGAAATATAGGAAAGGCCGAGGCTTTGGCCGTCACCACCATATCCAATGCGGTTGAAAGTGGAGACGTTCAGACCGCATATGATACGGCGGTAGATGCCAATAAAAGAGGAGTTATCTCGAATGACGAATTAAGAACCGTGATAGAAAAGGATATACCGAAAGCGAAATTCAATTCTGCTTTTGCTCAATTATCACTTATTGATTATCAATCTCAAATAGTAAATCTTACTTCTCCAGATGCCGAAAAAAGACTTGGACTCGATTCTTCTCAAATCAAAGACATGCGTACCAAATTGGAAGACAAACACGCATCGGATATGAAGATAGGAGAGGAGCAACGTAAGGCGGCACAAGTAAAAGACTTTACCGGTTTTCTGGAAGCATCCAAAGACCCCGCTATTCTAATTCCGAGGGACCGAGTTACTCAACTTATGACAGAATTGGTAGGGTCTGAATATTACTCAGGCGTAAAAGCATATAGAGATAATCTCGATGCAGAGACAAAAAGAATTGCCGACCATAAAATAACCGCCGGGCAGACAAAGAACTACTCTCAACTAGATATCTCAATGACTATGTGGGATCCTAGTGTTATAAAAACACCTCCCTGGAATCCAAACGATCTCGGGAAACTTGTTAACAATGAAGACCCACTACTTTCTATAACAGAACCAGAATACAATCAACTCATGTCTCTTTACAAACAGACCATGGATGATATTGCAACCGGTAAAAGAAAAGGCGCACCGGGCTTCAAAGATGAAGCGAAAATAGCCGAAGCTTGGAACATTGTTTATGACGTGAAAAACAAATGGACGCAGACGGAGAAAGGAAGAAGACTTAACTCTGGTAATTTCCTGAATCAGGGTATTCCGGGAGATTTATATGGCCAGATGCTTAAAGCCATTGATGAGTTCGGGGATAACGATGAAAGAAAGGATTTTCTTGCTCCAATAGAAGATTATTACGACGCTCAAATGAGAGCACTTGAAACTACAAAGGGTGCCGCTTCTGATATGCAGAGAATTGCATATGAAAAATATACCGCTACTCAAACCCTAATAGATTACATGGTTAATAATCCCGATGACAAAAATGCATGGGGTAAGAAAGTAGATGAATTGATGACTGGGACTCTTGAGAAAGAAATCAATAAGATGGTAGAGAAACAGATAGGTGGCAGTTTCCCCGGATTGTTCCAGGGACAACTTTCTGCCGAAATGAAACTTGATATCGCCCGCGAACAATTGGGAGGAACTATTACTTCTTCTCCTGAACTCATGCCAAAACTGAAAACGGCATACCCGAAGATTCAGGAAGAAGAGAAATCAGTCCTCTGGTGGAAGGGAATTAAGGATATCACCGCTATCTCACAAACAAAGAGTGGCGACTTTAATTATAAGGCCAGTGATGGAAATATCTACAAGGTAACCGGGGAAACCGTAGGGGGGGTTATCCGTAACGTGGTTTATAAGCGTGTCGGAAACGGTTGGGAACAGGTAAAGTAATGCCAGACGTACCGGCTATAGATACAAAAAAAATATCCTCATTTGACGAAGTAGCCGACTTTGGCGATGCAGCCAAGATAGTGGTAGATGAAGTGGCCGACTTCTCTCCTTCAACAACTACCGAGTCATTCAACGAAGTAGCTGACTTTGGAAATGCCGAACCTGTGGTGCGCAAGCCCCCGGACCTTTCCAAAGTAGATTGGTCTACCCTCAAGAAGGCAAATGACAATGTTTTCTCCGATCCGGTGACGCAACAGATGATAAAAGATCACCCACAAGGCCAGACGGCATTGGATACCGTGAAGGCGGAATGGGGTACGGCGAAACTTTATAATCTTCCATTGGAAACCGTTCAGGGGAATTTGGATAGGGTTTCTCAATCTCTATGGCCGGGACAACCCAAAGACCCACCGAATGTCTGGAAAAGAATAGAGAATACTTTGACTGCCGCTGAGTTGAATCGGGAAAGAGCAAAGATAGGCGGTAGGACCGCGTTGGGGACTTCTACTCCTGAAGACTTGAAACGGCTTGAAGAAATCAAAACTATTATGCCAAGTACCGAGGAACAAATAAAAGCCATCCCAAATGCATTCATAAACTTTGCCTATGGGATGTTGGTAGGTATTCCTAATAACATCGTTGATAGTCTTAAAGGACCGGCGCAAAGCAAATCTGACAGTATCGCCAAAGACGTATCCGCACGAGTCGGCGCATCTTTATCTAGTATGGTAGTCGCCCCATGGAAGGTTCCTCAAGCGCTTACCGAAGGGCCGGTAGGACAAGTTACTAAGGGAATGGTAGAAGACAGTATAGGAGAAGCCTATCTTGGAATGACTGATAACGGAGTAGACCCGAAAATAGCCAAGGGGGTTGCGATAGGCCTCGGGGTTGTGAATACGGCGATGATGATTGTTCCTGTTCTGCGCGGAATGACTGCTGGTGTTGGGCTGGCAGAAAAAATAGCGCAGAAGGCTATCTTGGCAAGTATTCTGAAAGGCACGGCGGTGCGGGGTGCTTTGGCAATAGGAGAACAAGCCCTATACGGATATGGGTTTTCCACGGTCAACACTGTTGTCCCTGAAATTGCAGCGGCATTAACTAATGCAGTAAAGGGTGGGGAGATACAACTCAAAGATGCTCAAGAAGTATTGACACAGATAGGAGTGGAGGGAAGTCTTTCTACTCTTGTTGGGTCTACCATTGCGGCAGGTTCAATTGGTCTTGGTTTATTCAAAACGATCCGTGGAGGAGCACTGGATTTGGCTGTGAAAGAACAAGTACGCAAAGTAGAGGAGATAGAAGCGAAATCAAAGATCGCAGAAATAAAACCCGTTGAACCCGGCATAGAGAAAACCAAACCTTACGTACCTCCCGCACCGGGAGAACAAAAGATAGGCGACATCATTGCCATGACGGATAATGAGGCCATTGCTCTGGACAAATCTATTCAATCCGCCGAATCTTCCGCTGATTATATTCAAACGAAGGATATGCCCGCCAAGGAAGCGGTGACTATAGCAATCGATGAGATGAAAGCAAAGTTGGAAGCGAAACAACTTACCACAAAGTACATAAATGATATCTCTAAGGTTGACGTGACTCAGATGCGTCCCGAATATGCAGAACCAGTCAAAGCAATCATGGATAGATTTACTGACGAACATTTCCGGTCAGATACCAAGGTTAAATTGAATGATCTCAAAACACAATTGGAAACGAATCCCGAGATTGACCTTCCCAAATCAATTCTGGAAAAGATAGGCGAATTGGATAAAATACCTTACAAGGATTTATCCGTCGATGATGTGAAGACAATCCGTGATACTATAATCTATTATGCAAAACTTCAAAGAGAATCGCACCAGATAACGATACGGAATCAGAAAGTAGATACCGCATTTGCGGTCGAAGCAGTAGCTAATGAATTACCTGTCCCGAAAGAAAAACCCCCTAGTGGCAAGGCCGGTGTTTATGGGATCAAAGAAAAAATACAGGAAGGTTTCCAGAAATTAATAGAGACGGTCGGTACACGACTTGACCAGGCCGATCTTGTTGCAGAAAAAATAGGTCCTACTTTTAAACAAGTAGTAATCGATCCTGTTATGGATGGGTACAAAGCAAGGGATGGTTACAAAAATACTTTCGATTCCGAGTTTCAGGCGAAAACTACTTCGTTAAAAGAAACAGTTGGAGATGTAAGAAAATGGTTATCCGAAACAGAGACTATTACTCTTTCTGACGGAGAAATGCTTGACTTAACAAGGGCCGAGAAATTATCTCTCTATATGCATTCCCTGAATCCGGAAAATAGAAAACATGTATTGGAAGGCGGATTTGGTTTCAGGTTCAGGGGTCGTGTCTTGAAGGATAGAAGTTTTAGAATATCAGAAGAAGAATTAACCAGAATATCGGATTCGGTTAGGACTAATCCCAACGAGAAGTTGTATACCGATTCCGCTTCCTCTCTTCTGAAAAGAACGGGTCAAGATCAGGCTACGGTTTATCTCGACCTTAATGATATTCCGCTTCCTCTTCAAGATAATTATTACCATATCGATACTATGCCAAAGGGAAGAGGAATAGACGCAGAGAAGCAAGTTTCCATAGAACAAGCCAAAAGCAATATTGTTAGAATAGGTCAATCGAAAGGACACCTGATAGAGCGAACAGAATCTAATATTCCTATCTATCTCAATCCAATTACTCATGATCTTGCTGTAAGTAGAGACCATGCGGCGGCATACGTAAATCTCGAAAAGCCACTTAAAAATGCTTCCCGCTTGCTCTATTATCCTGGACAGAAAGCAAAAGATAGAGTTACCGCCAGACCATCCCTTAAAGACCTTCTTGAAGAAAGAACCAATAAGGCGACTTGGAAAGTAATGGAAAAAGTCCTCAAAGACGTGGCTGGTCAATCAGACCCCATTGGCGATTTTGAAATGGGATCGCTGAAAGTACGTAATAAAATGGCGACGGCAATAATGGGATTCCCCAATGTTTTTATTCCAGCAAAGCAACCGGCTGCTTTCATGCGATATAGTGTATATGTAAAACCCGATTATCTCCTAAAAGGACTTTATGATTCGATAATGCATCCCAAAACTACAGAACTAGCCCTACAGGAAAACTCTCTGCTTTATGCCAACAGGACTAGTACCGGTAGAAGTAGGGAAGTATCGGATGTTCTCAAGGCTGGTCAATTGGGTTCCGAGCTGGGTGGACCACGGGTGATTTCTAAGAAACTAATGGCACCTATTGGATGGGCCGATACCAGAGGTTCGGTGAGGCCCGGCATGAGGGGAGCGGTTCTTCAGGCTCTTGATGAGATGAAAGATGGTGTAAAGACGGGGAAACTTAGTGAAGAATTAATGAAGGCAACCGGTATAACGCCCGAAAAACTCACCATCATGACTCCCGAAGAAAAGATTTCGGCTGCATATAAATTCGCCGAATATGCCACGGAAATGACGCAAACTTCTGGAAATCCTCTTCTTCAATCCGATTTTCAACGGGGAACTACTTTTCAGAAGATGTTCACTCTGTTCTCAAGTGAAGGAAGTACGTCTATGAACATGAGACGGAGAGCCTTCTTTGAAGCAAAGAAAGCGAATACTCCGGTCATGTGGGCCAGATTTGCACAGGTCATGGCAATTTCTCTAATCGCAGAACCTCTGGCAGAGACGGCCGTAGATAGGGCACGCAAAGAGTTTATGGGTCAGGAACAGGTTCCGCTTGGTAAAGATATTCTTGCTCATACAACTCGTGGATTGGTAGGTGGAATACCAATTGCAAGAGATGTAGTTCAGGCGGCCGTTAACAAAGTCTTACTGAATTGGAATTATCAGAACCAAGGTTTGACTCCTATTGATAACCTTGCGAATACCATGACGAATGTAATCATGCTTTCTCTTGATCCAAAGACATACAAAAGTTGGACAAAAGCACAGAAATATGCAGAATCAATAGCGGACTTGGCTGGATTGATATCTGGACTTCCAATAACACCGGCGATTCGGTTTGTTAAGGGAGCTAAAAATCTTATACAGAAGGCGGTAGAGAAGTGAATCTGCGTGCTGCATTGCAAGAAATTCTTGGTGAGAAGTTCTTTAGAGACAAGGTGACATTCGATAAGGATGTTATATTTAAGAAAACAATTACTGGTTATTCCCCCGTCCCCGGCGAGCCGAGCAACGGCACGTCGCATATCCATCCACAGACTATCGTAAATGGCGTTGACCCAGTTGACACTTCTGATCATACCGAAACCTATAGCGGAGCACCAACAGGCTCAAAACTGATGTATGCATACGGGGAGATAGTAGCAGCTACGGCGGGGCGGCAATTATTAATAAAGGATTCGGCGGGCACAACTGTCTATGGACGCATCTTCAATCCTACAACGGCAATAGAAGGATCAGGTTCATTTCTTGTTCCGTTGGATAGCAACAAGCAATTTAAGTGGAGTGTGAGCAACGCAGATGTCAGCGTGGTCAATATCATAGGGCTAATCTATTGGTGCTAATATGAAACTCAACGGCATAATGCCGCAGAACGAGAGGACGAAAGGCGGAGCGAATGGCGAGCAACAATAGAACATGGGTGCCGTATCTCATAAGCGGGGTGGAGGTACTGCGCGGCATGAGAGTAGTGCTCAACATCGATGGGGTGTACCAGTTCGAGAGGATCGGCAAAGAAGTGGTGAGGATGAAGCAGGGACAGGTGTAGCGATGAATCTATACGCTGGTAGGGAGGGGTGATGACAGTAGAAGCAAGGGAACGGCGAACATCAACAATTCCCACATGGACGGCTGTAACGGTTATACTGTCTCTCATTGTAGGAGCAAGTGGTATTGTAGCCTCTTCTCTATCTGCGCAAACTCTTGTCAAATTCAAGGCCGTAGAGGACAGGGTATCCAAAGAGGAAGCAATTTCTATAAAGCACGATGACAGGATAGTGAACTTGGAGAAGCTCATGGAACGTTCCATAGCTAACGCAGAGGCATTGACTAAGATCATCGATAGACTGGAGAAGGAATGACAACCCGCATTGAGGATATGGGCGCACAGTATCAGATACCGGCGTGGACCCTGAAGCACGCTCTGGAAGCCGCAAACGAGCCTCACGTGATTACCTCCACTCGGCGTTCTGATTCGGAGCAGATTGCCCTACACGCCCAGGGACGAAAGAAGCTTGAGGAAGTTAACGCCTTGCGTGGGAAGGCGCACATGGGACCGATAACGGACAATGAGAACTCATATACCGTGACCAATTGCGACGGGGTTACTACAAAGTCACCCCATCAGGCGGGAAGGGCTATTGATATTGTCCCACTTGTCCCCCATATTGATGTGTCAGGAAGAACCACCATGCGCCCGACGTGGAACTATATCAAATATGCAGAAGAATATAAGCGGATAGGTGCAATAGCGCGTGGGCTTGGCTGGGTCTGCGGGCAGGACTGGCCACCGGTTGACCCGGTGACTGGATTAGGAAGAGACCCGCCGCATATGGAAAGGAAGGTATGATATGGCAGGATGGTTAGAGCAACTTATCAGCGGTGGGGCTACCGGTATAATGACCGGGGCAGGGCAACTTGCCAAAGATATCCGGGTAGCCATCACTGGCATCGATCCTATCAAACAAGCAGAGATCGAGCAGAAGCTTGTGGAAATGGAAAATGCCGCCATGCTCGCGCAGGTGGATGTGAACAAGGTGGAGGCAGCGAGTCCAAGCAAATTCGTATCCTGGTGGAGACCCGCGATAGGGTGGGTCTGCGGACTGGCGCTCATGATGAACTATCTAGGCTTACCTATCGCACAGTGGATCGTTTCTCTGACAGGAAGCACCGTGTCACTTTTCAAGGTGGACATGAGTGAGCTCTATCCGCTACTCATTGGCCTCCTTGGCCTCGGCGGACTCCGTACATGGGAGAAGATCAAGGGTGTACAGAGCAAGCATTAA